ATAATAGTGGGTATTTTTTTACCCATTATTAACCTGTTTCAAATTTTTAAAGAGCATTGAGATTGTGTATCTCGTTTTGTTGGGTGTATTATATAAGATATCTTATATATAGTAAAGCAATTTCTTATAGAATTTTATATGAAATCTATAAATATTCTTATATTTTATTGATTTTTAAAGAAATAAATTTTCAAGAAATGTGTTTATTTGCTCATTTTTTAATCGGTAAATGTTGTGATTTGAGATTCTGATCACGGAATAAAAGTAGGATTATGTGATAATTCCGCTATATTTTTTATGGAGGTTTATATGAAAAAATTACTTGTTGGCTTATGTCTTTTCCCTTCCATTGCTTTTTCGACAGAAACAGGCGAAAGCTGTGCCAAGATTGAAGATAGCGCTAAACGACTTGAATGCTATGATTCGGTATTTCTAAAATCACCATCTCAAAGCGAAAAAGAACTACAACAAAAATTAGATGATGAATTGGCTAAGTTAAAAGCGGAACTTGCATCTTGGCGATATAGAGAAAGCAAGGATGAGATGAGAAATAAAACATCTTATTTTGCGTCTAAAGCATCTGATAATACTATTGAACTATCATTTCCTTACCAAGGTGGATCAAGCATTACTCTAGTGTTGCGTAAGCATAGTGAGTATGGGAATGATGTGATGTTTAATTTATCTAAGGGGCAGTTCTCTTGTCGAATTGATGGTTGTAATATTTCAGTAAAATTTGATGATGAAAATATAGAGAAGTATGCAGTAAGCGAATCAGAAAGTGGCTCTAATGACGTATTATTTCTTAGCGGAAAAAAAAGCATGAAGAAATTTGTGGATAAACTAAAAAGTGCTAAGAAAATGGTTATCGAGTTTCCAATTTATGATTACGGACGAGCTCAATTTACCTTTACTACTCAAGGTTTAGAGTGGAAACATTTTTAACAAAACATAAGCCACGCAATGCGTGGCTTTTTTGATACTTATTGAATTGCAATGGTAGGCATATTTACTGAACTATAGCCGCCATTCTCTAACATTGAGATAATGCTCGCTCTTGATTAAGGGTAAAGATAATTGATTTCTAAAGAAAAGAATTTTGTTTGCTTGTTTTTTGAGCAATAAGAGAGCGAAACAGGGCTACACTTTGAAAAAGTGCGGTAGAAAAGTGCGGTAGAAAAGTGCGGTAGAAAAGTGCGGTAGAAAAGTGCGGTAGAAAAGTGCGGTAGAAAAGTGCGGTGTTTTAGGTCTATTTAGATCTAAATCAGATCTATATAGATTTACATGAGGGGAGTTTGGTGGTAGATGGGCAAAAGAAAACCGCCCGAAGGCGGTTTGTTTGGGTAGATATATCCCTCTAGTCTGCAATAAATGCAGGCATATTAACTGTGTTATAACCTGCAAGCGCTAATGTGGATACAATAAATGAGCGAGAATACGGATATAAATAATTAATGAGTAAGACTCTCATTTCTTCGCTTTCTTTTTGCTCTTGTGTCGGATTTTCTTTAAATTCAATAACAAAAAGATGTTCAAGTTCAAGATCAAAAATGTTGTTTTTGATTTCAACTTTAATAGTTACTCCATATTCTTTACTATCATCATCATCGCTACTATGAAGACTCGGGGTGATAGATAATGTTGTTGGAACTGCTTTACCCTTAATTGATTCTTTTTCTGGGGATTTTGATAATAAAGAAATGTTTGAAACAAATCCCTCATGTTTAATATCAAATTTCATATATCTTCTCGCTATATCTTAACTGTAGTAAATTGATAGTTTTTTTGTGAAGAAACTAATTCAAATGCCTTGTGGAAGGTTTCCAGAATAGTTTCTTTAATATTTTTTTGTTGAATTTGATATTTTTGAGCAAGTATTTCAACCGGAATACCAAGCTCTTCATTCAATTTCCAAATCTTAGATAGGGTTAGAGGAGCTTTATAGTTTAGTATTTTTGAAACAGTTCCTTTTGACCCTAGATAAGGCTGCATATCTTTATGCGTGAGATTGTGTTGCTCCATGTAGAATCGAATAATCTCAATAGGATCAGCTTGATGTACTTCTGTACATTGCGATTCATAATGATCCACCAAGACAGAAAGCAATTCAAATTCGTCGGCAGCGTCTCGGTTTGTTTCTAGATCCAACTCTGCCAGCTCAAGAAGACGCTGCATTGCTTGTTCGTGCTGTTGTTCTGTTTTAATGAGTTTAATCATAGTTAACCTTTTTTTGCTTCTTTTCTTAGATCAAGTTTATCGTACTCTGAGTGAGTATAGATGCCTTTTATTATCATAGTATTTTGGGTAAAAACGACTTTAACAAAAGTTCTGTAATTGTTTCCACCTATATCAAAAACATAGTGATTGTTGGCTATGTAATCTACATTATTTATACCAAATAGATTTTTAAAATCCTTGTCTTGAGTAAAATTATTGTGCTTGATGAGAGTCATCCAGCTTGAGAGTGACGATTTAGCGTTGGCGTGTTTCACTATGAACTTATCAAGCAAGGTTCTATTTAGAATTTTCATTTAGCCTGCCATTATACAGAAAGTTTCCAAAAAGGAAACTTATAAAAAAGTAATTATCATAAATCAACAATATCCAGTGTTAGTTTCTATAGTAAAACTGAATACCAAAAGACTTTCCCAATGACTGATATATCTTGCATGTCTGCTATCTCATCTGGGTGTTCTTCGCTGTTATAACTACGTATTTTCACTTGTTCGTTTGGCATATTGTAGAGTAGTTTTATGCGCAACAAGCCGCCGTGATTGATAGCGTATATCTTGCCGTCTCGGATTGTCTTATTGCCCAAATCAATTCCCACCGTTGTTCCATCCGGAATAACCGGCTCCATTGAATTTCCATCAGCAATCACACATACCGCATTTTCGTACTGTACGCCTTGTTTACGTAGTGTTGCTTTGGAAAAACGCAATTTGAAGTTGTTATAGTCTGCAATATCATCAGCAAAACCATTTCCGGCGGCTAAGCGTACTTCTTGGAAAAGCGGAACTTCTACCTCGTCATCGTTTAACGGAGTATTACGGTCCCACAGGTCAAATGAGCCTGTTTCGGCTACGTTTGATTTTATTTGGGGCTGTACCATGTCACCAGTGCCATTTAAGAGCCATTCCGGCGAAATTTTCAAAGCTTTGGCTATTTGTAAGCCATTTCTAGGGCTTTTTGTAACTCCGTTCAAAATATTACTGATCGTTACTTGTGATGTTCCGGCTAATGCAGCTAATTCAACTTGGTTTTTACCCATTTTATCCATTGCAAACTGCAATCTTTCAGCAAGTGTATTCATAAAACCCTCCTTAATCGTCCGATCCTATAAATAAACTTATATAAAATCAAATAAGAAATCCTTTACAAATTATAATGTATCTTATATTCTATATAAGAATTTTAATTAAAGGTGAACTATGAAGAACGAGGTAATCGAAAAAGCAATTTCAATTTGCGGTTCTCAGGTAAAGCTAAGTCAAGAATGCGGAGTTTCTCAGGTTTCCGTCAGCTTTTGGCTTAATGGTGGCGGTATTAACGCTAAGTATATCCCGCGAATCGTTAAGGCTACAAAAGGCAAGGTAACTGAAAAGCAGATTTTACACTCCTTGGCAAATTTACCTGACAACTAATTTACTCATATTGGCGCAAAAGAAAACCATAAAAAACGGAAAGAAATTATGGCAATGAAGAAAGTCATTATGGAAATGATTGAGAACATACCGGGCGGTAAAAGTGCGGTTGCGGGATTTCTCGGATTTTCGGAAGCGGAGCTGAACAATCGGCTTTATCAGACGAAAGGGCAACGCTTCAAGAATGAGGAGCTGATCGCACTGCAACTTGAGTATGGATGCACTGATTTTATCGAGGAGCTTTGCCGCAATGCCGGCGGTCGTTTTGTGCCGGACGCAATAGCAAGCGAATTAGACGCAGTGGAAATCTCAACGTTACAGCTACATGAACTCTCCGCGCGCGGATTGTTGTTTGAGGCGTTAGAAAAAGCGTTAGCCGATGGTGAAATCACCACCGATGAAGAAGACGTGATCCGCAAATTATTAAACAAGCATTTAGCAGCGACACAACACTCAATCGAGTGCGTGATCTCGCTAAATAAACGGCAATAAAAAACCACGGCGGCAACCGTGGTTCTATACGAAGGAATTTTTTATGAAAACCAAAATACAGCTTTATGATACACAAATTCGCCAAGATGAACAAGGGCGTTTTTGCTTAAATGATTTACATCAGGCAAGCGGTGGTGAAAGTCGTCATCGTCCTGCTTACTGGTTATCAAATCAGCAAACGCAAGAGTTAATCGGCGAAATTTCAAAAGACGGAATTCCGTCTATCCTTACAAAACAAGGACTTGGAACATTCGTAAGTAAAGAACTTGTTTACGCTTACGCAATGTGGATTAGTCCGAAATTCCACTTACACGTTATTCGCACATTTGACAGCTTGGCAAGTCATCAAAATTCGACCGCACTTTTACCTGACTTTTCTGATCCGGTTGCAGCGGCTCGCGCATGGGCTGACGCAAAAGAGGGCGAACAACGCGCTTTATTGGATAGCAAACAGAAATCAGAACAGATTGAATCAATGCAGAGCTATTTCCGTCACGGTATGAGCGCACCTCAGTTTGTAAAAGGGTTAAACGGTGCTAATTCTTCGCAGATCAATGATTTCTTGGCTCGTAAAGGTTGGGTTTACAAGGATAAATACGGCTGGCGCGTAACATCCCGTGCGCGCGATGTGTATCTGACCGAAGAAAACACACAGGTAGCCGAACACGGTCAAGAAGTGCGTATTTTTTACAAGCCGGTTTTGCTGCAAAAGGGCGCAGCAAAAATCTATGACTGGTACATGAAAAATCAATTACCGATGAAAGCAAACTGGAACGGTAATTTCAAACAAGATAAGGCGGTGGCGTAATGAGTGATTTTATCGTTAATTCTTTCCAAATCCCCAATGCGTTTGTTGATGAATTGATTGCTGATTTATCAGGGAACGCCGTTAAGTGTTATTTATTAATCGCGCGTCAAACAACAGGCTGGCAGCGGGAAAGCGATTACATTTCCGTATCTCAATTCCAAGAGAAAACGAAGATCAAGGATAAGCGCACGATTTACGCCGTTATCGACGAATTAGAGCAAGCGGGCTTGATTATTACTGAGCGCGAATTAGGCATAACAAATAAATTTTATTTGGTTCGTAATGTACCTAGTACCAGTAGCAAAAAATGTACCCAGTTACAAGAAATACAACCAGTGACAAAAAACGCCACTAGGGCAGTAGCAAAAAATGTACCTAGTACCAGTAGCAAAAAATGTACCTCACATAAAAACAATATAAATACACCATTAAATACAATTAAAAAAACTTCGCAAAAAAATACCACACTTTCGCTGCTTGCCGAGTTCGGTATCACCGGTCAGCTTGCCGATGACTTTGCCGAACACCGAAAATCGAAAAAAGCGGCGATTACGAGGACTGCACTTGAGGGCTTTCAGCGCGAAGCCGACAAGGCAGGCATTCCGCTTGCCGAAGCAATCGAAATCGCTATTTGCCAAAACTGGCAAGGTTTTCGGGCTGATTGGTGTAAAAACCTGTCCGGCGCGAAAGGCAAAAAACGCGATGATTTCGCCGATGACGGCAGCTGGGCTATCGGTCGCACGGTCAATGTGCCGCGAGGGTCGATGATATGAGAACCGTAGCAAACTTAGCGCAGGTCATCGGTAGCGAGCCAAACTATCGCGCGCCGGTGGAAAAAGCGCAGATTTCTGACAACGCAACGAAACTTGTTGATCGTATGTTCCAGCGGCTGAAAGCGTTACACCCAGCATGGAAACAAGCGTTTGCCACCACCGAAGATTACAACTACGCAAAGCAAATTTGGCTTGAAGAATTACTCAAAGCTGGCGTTGTTACCCCGTTAAAACTCAAACGTGGACTTGATATTGCCGCCACGCAAGCAAGCGCGTTTTTCCCGTCAGTCGGTCAATTCATCGCATGGTGCAACACAACGGATTACACCGTACTTGGTTTGCCAACACCCGATGAATTGCCGGCGCGAGTAAATAAATTTCAAGCGGTTTACTGCACTGACGGCGAGGATAAATTTAATTATTTATCGGACGCAGAATACTGGTTATTAACCGACTTGTGCAGCCGCGGTCGTCGTGACCAATGGACACCTGCGGAATTTAGAAAAGAGTGCGAACAGGCGCTCAAGGCAATGGCAAAACGGATTGAAAGCGGTGAAGCAATACCGGCACGCAGAAGACAACTACCGGCACAAACAACTGTGCCAACCAGCCCGGAGAAAACCGCAGAAAACATCGCAAAACTCAAACAGATTTTAAGGGCGAGAAATGGCAACACAAGCGAAGACAAAGACGGTAATCCATGCCGTTAAATACGCGAATGGCGCGGTTGTAGCGGAAACAGACTATGACCGCAATTTACTGAAAAGCCTGCCGGTAGGAAGTGCGGTAAAAATTACTCCGATTAACAACAACCGAAACTATCAGCACCACAAGAAATTCTTCGCCCTGCTCGATGCAGGTTTTGAATACTGGCAGCCTGAATTTAGCGTACTTACCCAAGCGGAAGAATGGATAGCGCAGGCGGTCGCAAAAGAAATCGCGGTAGCGGCAAACGATGAAAATCTGTATCAGAATGTAACTAAACCGATAGCAGATAGCGTGCTGGCAAAAGTGCGGTCGAATCGCGAATCAAAATTAGATTATGAGGGCATGAAAACCCTTGAAGCGTATCTCGATCATGTGATGAAAAAAGCGGGATTTTATGACATCAAACCGGCACAAGATGGGGGAACCGTTAAAGAGCGTTGGTCAATCTCATTCGCGAATATGAGCCAGGAACGATTCAACGATGTGTATAAAACGGTGTATGGCGTCATCTGGAACGAAACGCTTTGTAATATCTATGAAGACGAAGCGGCACTGGATAACAAGATTAATCAATTAATAGGGTTTGGTGGTTGAGCTGCAACCGTCAACCAATAATTTACAGTTCAAACAAAAAAGCGCGGTCAATTTTAGAGGTGAAAATATGGGAAAAATAGACTATCGAAAAGAAGCTAAAGGGCGAGAATGCCAAGTGCGGTTAATTGGGGTTTGTAATTATAACCCGGAAACAACCGTATTAGCACACATACGCGCCGCTGGCATTACTGGAGCAGGGCAAAAAGCGCCCGACCAATTAGGGGCGTGGGCGTGTAGTTGCTGCCATGATGCGATTGATTTGCGAAAAAAGACCGGTTACACCAAGGACGAACTGCTACTAGCTCATTTTGAGGGTATGGCCCGCACTCAGGCAATTTTAATCAGCGAGGGAAAACTATGAGTGATTGGCTTGAAATCTGCCTACCGTACCCGCCGAGCGTGAACCACTACTGGAAGCACACAAGACAAGGTAAGCATTACATATCAAAAGCGGGAAGGGAATTTAAACGCATTGCTACTGAGGTTTGTTCGCAGTTCGATCCGTTTGAAAGTGCGGTTGAAATCAAGATGGAAATCTACT